GGTAGTGGTGAACGCCTTGTTGAAGGTCGCCTTCAGGGAAATGAAGAGACCCTCCAGGGACGCTTTGTTGATCAACATGCTGCCTCCTCATTGAGAGCACGGACAAGAGCCTTGCCCGGTTTGAACTTGATCTTGCGGCTGGCCGGGATGGTCAGCTTTTCTCCAGTCTTAGGGTTGCGCCCGATCCGGGAGGCCTTGGCCACGGTGCGGAACGTGCCCAGATCCGCCAGGCGCACCTCGCCACCCAGGACCAGGCCGTTGCCGATGGCATCAAGCACCGCCTCAGTGGCGGCCGTAGCTGTTGCCTTGGTCAGGCCAGGGCAACGCTCGGTGACGTGGACAACGATGTCAGCCTTGTTCATCAGGCAACCTCCACCAGAACGCCCTCCGCGCTTACGGAAAGACATTTTCCCGCCACGATGTCGTTGGTGGCCGCGCTGGTGCACACAGTCACCGAGTCCTCGACGTACACGCTCTTGCCTACGAGGGCCTGGGTCACAGCGTTGGTCGCCGAGTTATCCATGAGGAACGCCCGCTTGCGACGGACAAGGCAGGACAGAGCGCCGTCCGCGCCGGCGGTGTTGTCCTTGGTTTCTTCGGACATGCCGAACACCGTAAGCCCGGCCGTGTCCGCAGCAGGCACCAGATATCCGTCGCCATCGATGGCGACCAGGTGCCCGGCCTCGACCTTCGTACTCGCGGCGACGCCGACAGCGAGCAGTTCGCCGTCGGAATGGGGAGTGTTTCTTTCCATCAGTTCAGCCCTCCGTAGGTCTTGAGATCATCATTGCTCAGGCCCATCATGGACGCGATCTGCGTGGTCATGGCATTGGCCTGGACCTTGTCTTCGGCTTCCTGCCCATCCGGCAGCTTGCCCGTAGGGACGACGACCGGGGCCTTGGCCACGAACATCTTGAACCCGGCGATATCGGACTTGGCGTACTGCACCGCCCAGTCCTTCTGGTCGGGCGTGATCTTGCCGTCAGCCATGGCCTTGGCCACAACGTCCGTGACATCCCGATCAACCAGCTTCGCCTGCAACGCCTCGAATTCCTCACGGGAAACAACGCCTTTGGTGCTCTGGCGCAGCGCGTGGATGGACGCGACTACCGTGGATGTATCTTTCGCGCTGAGCCCAAGCGCAGCGGCAACCGCGTCCGGGACATCTCCGGATGCGCCCTGTAGCTTGGCCACAGCCGCCATCACCTCATCTTCCGTGGCCGTCTCGGGAAGCCCGAGCTTGGCCGCCAATTTCTTCAGGAAGTCCATACTTCCCTCCATGGGTTGAAGTTTTGCCAAAATCGGATCCAGATGATTATGTCGGGGGTCATTGGTCAGCGCTACGGAATGCAGACCGACCAGCTTGTTGTCCGACTTGCGGACGTAAAAAACCGGCGAGAAATAGCGGTACTCGCGGGCAGCGACATAGGCCGCGCCGCGCTCTGTCCATTCCACCCGGGCGATGATTCCGGCGGCCGGATCCCAGGAGAGTTCCTTGACCCATCCGGCTGCAGGGGCCTGCACGCCTTCGAGGGTCTGGTGCTCGTAGTCGAAGACCAGGTCATTGCCTCTGCGGGCGAACTCGGCCGCGACCAGGCGGAAAGATTCCTCATCGACCAGGTAGGGGTCCTTGCCTTCCAGTTCGTTGCGCCCTGCCCGGAACAGCAGAACAAGCTCCGGCGCGCCGGGCTTGTTGTCCTGGGTTGCGTACAGCTCGATGACCGTGGCTGATGTTCTAAGTTTGCGCTTCATGTCTTGGTGACACTCCTTCGGGCAGGCCGGGTGGCCGTATTTCGCGTTTTGCACTAGTGCAAAACTAGTCTAAAAAATTTTCCCTACCCTCTGGTCATCCACGCCCTGCCGGACGCAGCAGAAGGCGAATTTCGAAGTCTTCGCCTTTTTGCTGCGCTTTATGGGTTGGCGCTTTGCTTTTTGTGGGGTGGGATGCTGCGTTCATGCGGCCGATATTGCCGTGAACTACGGGGCTTTTCAGAAGGAGAGGCGCGTGGTGCGGGGTTCTTTTAGACTGGTTTGCACCTTGGGATTACTTGGCCGCGATGTAGTCGGACACGATGTCCATCACCAGTTGCGCGGCGCTTGCCGACATGTCGCCGGCGGGGCTGATAGGCAGGAATGGACGGGGCGGGATATTGCCCCACGGGATAGGGCCGTTCCTGCGCGTACGGCCAAAGGCACCGCGCATGGCTCCGAATTGCTGGGTGGCTGCGTATTCCATGGGCGACCCGATAGTGACGCCTGTCTTGGACGCCTGGTACGTGATGGTGGATCGCAAGGATCTGGTTTCACCTGTCAGTGGTTTCTTGGCTGCGGCCCTCTTGGCCCCAAGCCTTGTCAGACTTCCATCCCGTTTCTTGAAGTTCCGTTTGGTCAGCCCCAGATATCGCAGGATCGTGGTCTGGGCGTTTGGGGCCCAGGCCGCGCCGTCCCAATCGCTGGCGACATCAAAGCGCTGCTTGGTGCCCTCTGCCAGGGCTTCGCCGATCTCCCGCATTGCCGGAGTCACGTTGGAGACACGCTCTGCCAGGCTGTTCAGCATGCCCTGCACGGCCTTGTCTTCGATGGTGATCTCGATCATATGGCGCCTCCATCTGCCAGCTCCGCCGCTATTTCCGCCGGCAGGCTGGCGACATACGCACTCCAGATCTCCGCCGGCCAGGAATCCTTCTTCTGCATCAGGCCGCGAATCGTGTCCGCCACGGTCTCGCCGGGCATGTAGCCCCAGCCTTTGTCGATGCCGACCGGCTCTCCGGTCCTTGAATCGATGTCGTTCCAACCCTCCGGCAGCTGCTTGTCCGGATCGCCTCCCAGGGCCTTGGCAGTCTTGTCCGAATTGATCCCGACCACGCGGCATTTACAGCCCCAGCCATTGGGCGGGTAGTGCGTCTGCCAGAACGGATCATCCGCCGGCAGGATCAGGCCATCCAGGGCGACATGATGCGGCCTTGGATGCAGAACGGAATCCGAATGCTTGTACATCCAGCGTTCAAAGCCGCCTTCCTTGAGCTGCACCAAGCGGCCTGCGGCGTAGCTCGTGGAGATATTGGTCTGATAGATGACCTTGGTTCGCCAGTTTCGCTCGCCCTTGTAGGCCCAGCCGTGGCGGTCCACGATGTCATCGAAGTTCTTGCGAAACCATTCGATGCTCTTGCCTTCTGCGATGGCTTTATCAACGGCCGTCGCGAAATCGTTCAGCAGGTCGGCTGTCATCGCTCCGGCGATCATGAAGCCTCGGTCATGCTGACTCTTCCACAGATCATCCCACCTGGCAGTGGGCACCAGGTTGCCCATCTTCCGCCGGAAGAAGACGATCTGCTCGGCAAAGGGCAGCTTGAAGACTGCGCGCATTTCGTCAGGCATCTTGATCCTCGGCGACGTCATTGCGCCCAGCCAAAGCGGCCACCGCAAAGCCGGCCTGCATGACCTTGGCCAGGTCGGCCGCAGGCAGGGTCCCGAAGGATTCAAGAAGCGCGTCACGCAGGGCCTCAAGACTCGGCGCCGTGTCGACCAGCTCGCGGATCCGCGTGAGCATCGCCTCCATGGCCGGGGCCGCCTCGATACTCATTCGGTCCGCAAGCGGTTCAATAGGCGTTGGATCCTGGGCTTCCTGCATCGCGGCGACCACTGTGCGCAGCCCAGGGCCACTAACCTTTGCGGCAATAGGCAGCTGCGTGCCGATCCCGGCAGCGCCCTCGATGACTGCTTCGTTTTCCTTGGGTTCCGGAATCTTGAACTCCTTGTAGAACCAGGTGCGAGGGATCTTCACGCTGGTACGATCCAGGATCTCACACACCCAGTCCGCCTTCTCCTTCAGATCGTCGTCTTCATCGAAGACGGGCTTGTATCCGGGTATTGGTGCATCCCATCCGAAGTTGAAGCCAACCATGGGGCGGATGATCTGCTGGCGGACCGTCGCCGCCATGGCTCTGGCGTCCGACCTGGTCAGGTCCTTGCGCACGTCGTTGTGGACCTTCGAGGCTGCGTAGCTGCCCTTGTCGCCCACCTCGGCCGTCAGCGTCTGCCCCAGGATGGCCTTGGACATTTCGGCGTTACAAAACTGCGCCAGGAACTTGTAGAGATCGGCGCTGGTCGTACCCTTGGCCGTCTCCACAAACTCGATCTCAGTGCTCTTGGAAATAATCCCGGCAGCGTCACTGCCGAGCATGCTGATGGCCTGGATCAGGGCGCTCTTGTCATCTTCGGTGGCACCTGGTGAATACTTGCCCAGGCGCAAGGGCATCCCGTAGACCTCGCAGAATATAACCCAGTCCTTAATCGCGTAGTTCTTGAACAGGAACATCCAGGCACATACGCGGTAGATGCCCGACTTGGTCGGGTGCCCGGACTTGCCGCCGTAGCGGTGCATCAGCACCTTCCAGGCCGGAATGATTTCACCCATGGGGCTGGCGTCGGAGATAAGCCGGGGCGTCTTTGCCACCACGCCAACTTCATCCTGGAACAGGAAACGCTTCGACTCCAGCGACTCAAATGACGACGGCACGGCCTGTCCGGCCGACACGTCCCACATGACCTCCATGGCCGAGAAGCCCCGACCTATCGCTTCCTGCATGGCCACCTGCACGTCCGGCCAATCAGTCTGACCGTCCAGAAACTCGGATACGAACTGCGCCACCTGGTTGTCCCGGGCGCTGTCCGAAGCCGGTTCAATCTGAAACTCGACGTCAAGGATCGCGTTCTCGCGCTTGCTTGCCTCGCCCAGCAGGTGGGCGTCCTTCTCCAGGATCTGCTCGAACAGCTCAGCCTGCCGGCGCACGTCGCCCAGGTCCGCCTCACGGAACACAGCGGCCAGGCGCTCGGGCGTCATCCCGGCGACAACGTACTCACGCCAGGCGTCGGTCAGAGGCGCGGCTGCCAGAGTGCGCCGTTCAGGAGCCTTGGACTTTTCAAAAGGTCTGCCGAATTGGTCTACAATCACCATGCGCCTCTCCTCGTCATCCTGCGTTTTCCGATAGATTTATATTTAGTCCGGCCTCCGCCATCCATGGACTTCACGGAGTAGACCAGCATGCAGCCTGCGATGGCCGCGTCACCGTGCCGTTTCCCGGTGGAATCCTGCCCCCTGGTATCCGGCACGCGTGCCACGCCGCGCACTTTCTTGAGGGTGCGGTAATCGTCCAGGATCTGGTTGTCCTGGGGGAGATCCCAAGTCTTGTCTTCGAACTGTGCCTTCATCTTGGGCATGTTCTCACGATACCAGGATTCAGTCGGCATGATCTCCGCAATGCGGTCCGCGCCATACCGCTGGCGTGTCTCCTCGGCCAGCGCCTGACCGTTGCCGCGTGCGTCCATGGCTCCGGATCTAAAGTTGGGCATGCGGTCCAGTATGTACCAAAGGATCTGTTTTTGCGTCCTGAACGGACAGTCCCGCAGCTCCAGGATAAAGCTCGACGCAATGTCCAGCGTGGGCGTTTCCTGGCCGGCATGAATGACTGAAAGGTCGACGGTGCGGCCGAAGTCTTGCCCGAAGTGTTGCGTCCAGGCCGGGTTCAACTTTTCCAGAAGAGGCTTCAGGTTATCGTCGCACCAGTCCCAAGTCTCCCGGTGCGCTCGGTCAAGCGGCCAGTCCACAAAGTCAGGAGCCGGCGGCGTCCAGCGCACCACAGGGATCTGCGGTTTCATGACCGCTTCGATCATGTTCCTGGTCAAATATGTTCCAGTCCCGGAAGACGGGACGCAGAACAGTTCCTCATCAGCGTCGTCGGCGTAGGATTTTACGATCTTCGCCCGCCATGCGTCTTCGGCCTCCTGTGACCATTCCTCCCCGCGCACCAGGCAGATCCGACGGAAGAGGCCGTCCTTCAGGGCTTCATCGAAATCGATGCGATGCACAGAGTACGGGAGCTTTCCGGACCTGCAATCCTGAATCAGCGTGTTGAAATAGTTATCGTCGCCGAAATGCGTGCTGATGACCACAACCTGGCCGCCCCACATCAGGAGCGCCAAGGCCGCCTTCATGAGGCCGGGAAGATCGTCATGGAATGCCGCTTCGTCTATGACCACTCGGCCCTGACGACCGCGCAGGTTGGTCGGCCTGGAAGAAAGCGCCACGATCTCGTGCCCCGAAGAGAATGAGATGCGAAAGGCAGAAATGTTCTTGTCCGGATCCGAATCCGGAAAGATAAATTCTTCGATCTCCGTGCACACCTTGTCGTAGGAGCGGGCCCACCAGGCGCAGGTCTGGATGTACTCGCGGGTCATCTCCTGGTTGTACCCGATATAGAGCACGTCCATGCCATCGCGGCCTTCGGTGGCGGCCAACAGCACGTCATCGGCGGCCTCGCCCCAGGTGAGACCGATTCGACGTGACTTCTCGGCGAGCTTCACCTCTGCCTGGTCAGCGATCCAGTCTTG